TGGAAGAACTGGGCGCGCTGTTCCCGGGTCAAGTTGGCATCGAGCTCCTTCGTATACCCGTCGGCGCCCGGCTGCAGCGCCGGCACGAGCGTGTTCGGGTCCATGTCGAAGTCCTCGAGCGACGTCGCCGCGTCCCCACCCATCGCCACGCGGTGGGCCTGGGTCTCGTACTGGAACCAGTTGACCTTGACCATCTCGGCGGGGGTGCGGAGGAACGCCTCGAGCTGCCGCGCCTCTTGCCGGATCTGCGGCGTCATCGCGTCCTGGAATTTTTGGATGGTATCCGCGCCCGGGATCTGCCGGAGTTGGAGCAGCGACTCCAAATTGGTCGTGGATGTCAGGTCGTTGTGCTTGGCGATCATCCGCTCGAGGAAGTCGACCGCCAGGGCCAGCACCTGCGGACTGGGCCCGTCGACATGCTTGAAGCCCTCGCCAAACCCGGCGTTGAGCTTCACCCGCGTGTTCTTCCGTCGCGGGTCATACAGCTTCATGAACGACTCGCTGACGGCTTGCCGATCGAAGGCGACCGTCGGGGCCATCCACTTGTCGAGCCCGATCGCGATGTTCGACGTCGTCTCGTTGATCAGGTTCTGGAGCGGTAGGGTATCGGAGATGACCGACACGCCGAGCCGCATCCACGGGAGATCCCAGAGCGTGAGCCGGGCCACGGGGAAGAGCCCATGCCAGTACGGATTCGGGCCGTCGTAGATGATCCCGGACTCGGTCCAGACGAGGAGCCGCTTCCGGGGGTAGCACAGATCCCCCGGCTGCACGACATACGCCCAGTTGGTCCCGGGCGTCCCCATCGTGATCGGCGCGGTGGTCATGTTCCGCGTCAGGTCGGTCAGATAGGTGCGCCGTACGATGACGCCGCCGGTGGGCATGCGCGGGTTGGCCTTGACCGAATCGTCGAGTCCCGCGAGCGTATCGCCCACCGGACGTTGCAGGTTGTGCACCACCGACCGCAGGCGCCCGCGCAATTTACTCAGGACCCCATCCGGGGACGGCGTGAGAAACAGGTGCTGCTTGGTCGGCCACTTCACCCGCAAGACGTTGAGCGGCAATTCCTCACGGAGCTCGACCCCGGTCCACAGCTGCAGGTCCCGTTGGTTGCCTGGCCGAATCGGGAGGGTGTCCCGCGGGTCACGGGCGATCCAGACGTTGTCCCCCCAATTGCCGAGGTACGGATCCCACTCGATACTCATGTCGCCCGTGCCGCCGACCAGGGCGTACTTGATCACGTCGCCGAGGGCGATGTCGGTCATCCGCGTGATCCACCACGCGATGGTCCGCTTGTTCAGGACATTGCCCTGGAACTTGAAGGCGTCGTTATCGGTCTTGTAGGCGAAGAGCGGCTTGAGATCGGTCAGCGTGGAGACGTGCGCTTGCACCGACTTGCGGGATTCGTTGAGCGTGACCCAGGGGAGATAGCCCGGACGGTCGCGTTTGATGTGCGATCGTTGGTCCCCCGCCACGAACCGCATCGCCGTGTCGATCTTCTCGTAGTTGGGGTCGTCGCGGTTGATCCGGTCGCCCTCGTCTTCCGCTTCAATCAGAAAACTGAGGACCCGGGGGTCACCGTGCTCGAGCGTCTCGGCGGTCGCCTTGGGTAAGCCGTCGATCAGCGGCTCACTGAACTCAGCCACGGGTGCGGACCTGGTAGAAGGGACTCTCGGCGAAGAACGCCTGCATCACCCGCGGCATGATGTGCTGCGCCATGACGGCGTTGATCTCAACGAAGCTCAGCGGCAAGGGCGTCGTAACGCTCTGCGCCGTGATCGCGGTCCCCCCACCGATCAGGGCCGCCGCGGGGACGGCCAGGACCGATTTGAGGAACGCCCGTCGATCAATCACTGCCCCTGCTCTCCCAGCTGATCCCCGGCGCTAAATGCGGTGTTTTTCCCCGCCATCTTCTCCGCTTCGCCTTCGGTCAACCGTTTGCCCGCAAACCGCGGATCGGCCTCGATCCGGTCGGTTTGGTCGGTCATGGCGCGATCGGGGTGTTTGGCGAAGGTATGGACGTCTTTATTCGAGGCATCTTGGGAATAGTCGCGCCAGACCTGTTTTTGCGCCAAAGGCGACCCATCCGCGGCCCGTTCGCCGTGATCGTACTCGCGCTCGCTCTCACGCTCGATTTTTCGGATATCGGCCATCGATTCGACCAACACGGGTTTTCCGTAGCAATCCGACGCCTGAAACTCTTGAAACGGCCCATAGGCGTCCATCCGGCCGACTTTGGGGATCCAGTCCATACGGACGCGGTAATTCTCGGGGTGGGCGTCATCGTGGGCGAGAATCCACGAATCGGCGTCGTCCGGCCATTCACAGCCCTTGGGACAGACCGGACGTCCCGCTTTGGCCCCAATCTCGATCGGGGCGTTGTGATCCCGCTCAATGTGCCCACAGGCCGAGCACTTGAAGTCATGGAGGGCCATGATCATCCATCGGGGGCATCCACTCGACCACTCCGTCGTCGCGCGTCCACCCACAGCGCCCCTCGAGGGGATCGGCGAACAGCACGACATCAAGGCGTGTATCGAGGGGGTGGTCGACGGCCGCGAACGCCACGTGGTCCAATACCCGGCGGTAGTGCAGCAACGCATGGGCCATTTGCTGCTCCACCAGGGCAAAGGGCGTGAGGACCGTCCCGTTCGCCCCGATCGCGAGCGAGGACCAGTTGGGGACACGCACGCCCGCCACAGCCGCGGGGACGGCGCACAGAGCACACAGGAATCCGCGCCGGTCCATTTACCCCTCGTCGGTTGTGGGTTTGAATCGATTCGGGATCAGGGCCTCGAACGTCGCCCGCCCCTCGGGAATGTACGGCGGCAGCCCAAACAGCGGCCGGAGGATGTCCGCGGTCTGGTAGGGGACCGGCGGATCGAGCCCGAACGGGCAGGGGGGTGCCGCTCGGTGGTTGATCCGCGTCACGACCTCCAGGACCTCACGTAGTAACAACGCCATCTACACCTCGTCGAGCATCAGCTTCGAGGTTTCCTTCGCGATGTCGCGGAGCATCGCTTCGGGCGTGACCCGGTTCTTGCGCGCCCGTTTGGTGATCTCCCGGAGCTGTGCGCCGGTGTACTCGATCGCGATACCGCCAATCGTGATCTTGTCACGTTTGACGACCGCTGCGAGCAGCTCGCCCGCCGAGGACACCGATCCGTTCTGCAGGACCTTCTCGAGGGCCTGCCGGTCCTCTTTGCGGACGACGATGATCCGTTCCGTCGGGTTGACGGACGCGAAGCGTGTCAACTGGAAGATGACCAGTTCCTCGAGGGGTTTCTCGGGCAGGAGGGCTTGAATCGCCTCTGCCAGGGCGTCAGGGATCGTAATTCTCATGCGCGTGGGATTCCGCGAGATCCTGGATTTCGTCCTCGGTCAGTATACCCAGATCATCATCCGCGAGCTCCAACTCCATTTCGGCCGCCGTGCAGTCGGTATTGCGCCAATCCCGCCGGTCCACGCCGCTCGCCCGTTTCCGATCGACCGCTTCCATGTGTTCTCGATGCCGCCGGTCCGCCAGGGGCTCTTGTTCGCCGACCAGGAGCTGCTCGGCCGCAAAATTGGCGATCGCGATGGAGAAGACGCAGTCATCGTGCGCGCCGCGCGTCGCTTCGGCATCCGCGAGGTGCCCCGTCGCCGAATAGAAGTCCGCCAGGTCGTTGAACGTGATCGGGGAGTGAATGACGATGCCGGGGTGCCCAGTGATCGGATCGATCGCTTTGAGGGCCGTGGCCAGCCGCCCGAGGAGGATCGGCCGGGTCCGGACCGACGTTTCCCACCCAATCGCCTTTGAAAAGCGGTCATCGAGCTTCGCTTTGTCGACGTACTGCCACCGATAGAAGTTGCCGTAGCCGTAGTGCTTTTGGAGCAGATCTTGCGTCGATTTTCCGTGATTGTTGATCTCGATGGCCGCCTGGGCCTCCATGCCGTCGGGATCCGCGTACCAGCGCCCGATCGCGTCGATGATCGGCGCAAAGTCCTCGGCGGAGACGCTATCGGTGACAAATTGCGCGACTTGCTCCGCCGGTTCGGCAATCGTCGGCACCCGGAGCACATCGCAGACCGATCGGTCGAGTCCAAGGCCGTCGGAGATGTCCGCGCCGATCACATAGCGGTAGTGCCGGTGCTGCGGCCGTTTGCGCGGCGGCTCGAACACCAAGAGCATGTCGAACAGCCCCGCGAGCCCTTCGCCGTGCGTGGCGAACTCCGTGGCCGACATCCGCCGCATCCCATAGCCGCCAGGGAGCGAAAAACTGTCGGTGGGGGCCCAGCGGTCGGTCACAGCGACCGCTTGAGCCGCGCCAGCTCATCCGCCGGCTGAATATCGATGGCCGCCACGATCGGCCGTGATCCTTGGCGCAAGCGGTCGAGCAAGCCGGGCCCAAACACCGATCGGCCGCTGTGCTGGAACGATTCCTCGGGCTCGGCGGGGTAATTCGCCAAAAAGTAACTCAGCGACCCCGGTTCGTAGCTGTCGCGGGCTTCGGCGGCCACCCGTTCGGTCTCATACCAGTACACCTGCTCGGTGGTGAGCTGGATCGACCGGCCGAAGAGCCACCGGGGCGCATTCTGCTCGGCGCGGGCGACATACGCGAGGGTCTTGGCGCTGGGCGTCCACCCGTCGGGCACGGGCATCCAATATTTCTTCTTTTCGATGAACCAGGGGATGAAGACGGCCTTGAAGCGGTTCTTCCCGGCGACATCGAGCTGCCACTGCGTGTGCCAGTAGTTGTTGCGGCCCTGCGCGGTCGCTTCCCGCACGCAGAACGTCGAGTGTTCCCGCGGAATGGCCGGGATGAGCGACGAGTCCATCATTTCAGGGTAGGGCCAGGTCGGGATCTCCGAGAGGTGCAACGCCGAGTAGGTTTTACCCACCCCTATTTGCCCCCGCCCCGCGCCTTCCTCGGTATCCTGGCCGACCATCGTTCTGCCCGAGCCCACTTCGACGACCGAGCCGTTCTGCAGGACCATCGGCCCCGCTTTCGGGTGGGTCCCGCCTTTGTCCTGGGATCGGAGGTACGGCGGCACGTGGTCGAGGGTGATCTCGAGCATCCCGAACAGGTAGAGCGACTGCTCGGGCCGGTCGGCGGCGATGAGCGAGTAGGTGTAGCCCCAGCAGGAGATGCGGTGCGCGATGATCGACTGCGTCATCGTCGACACGCCGAGCTGCCGGGCCTTCAGGACGTCGAGCAGGTAGCCGTCCGGGTCGCGGGTGTCGTGCCGCTGCTTTTCGAGCTTCCCCAACGCTTCGAGCACATGCTCTTGCGACTCCCAGAGCGGGTACATCGGCGCCAGGGAGCTCCCCCCTTTCCGGATGTAGCAGTACCGCTCGGCCCAGTACTTCCAATCGACCATCACCCGCCACGTCTCGTTGGTGATGTACTCCTCTTCGTCGGGGGTCAGCCGACGGAGCCACACCCCGTTCTTGTCGATGTTGTCTTTGAGCTGGCGCGTGAACCAGCGGGCATCGTCGACCGAGTAGTCGATGAGCTTTCCGCCGTGGCTGGCGACGCGGCCGCTCTCTTCGAGGATCCGGAGGCGGTCGGCGACGACGTCAGGATGGAACATGGGTCAAGGTGCGAGGACAGGGGTTCACACGCGGGACCACAGACCGCCAGATAAAGTCGCTCCGGCATCCGCACTGGATACAGATGCCCCAGACGAAGAGATGCGCGTCCTCCTCCGCCTTCGACGGCTCAGGGCTCGCTGATTCCATAGAGGACGCGGGAGTACCGCGGGGACGCCACGATGAGGTTGCCCGTGAACAAGATCTGCGCGACGTAGCGCGACGGCAGGGGCACGGTGACGGCCTGCGCCGTGAGCGGCACCATCCCCGCGACGGGCACGGCGAGCAACGCCTTCAAGAACGCGCGCCGCCTCATGTGGTGTACCGCGCCAGTCGCCCGAGCACCGCGTTCCAGATCACCCCGAGCGCGATCCCCGTGTTCGCGTCCGCGATGTAGCCCCAGACGCCCTCGAGGAGATTGACCGTCAACACCGCGGCCGCCCCACCGAGCGTCATGGTCCCGGCGATCTGCACCGCCGTCTTCGTGCCGGTCTGGGGCGCGGCGTCAGTCATTCCACCACACGCAGTGCCCCACCCGGGCGTCCCGGGGCGCGGTCCCACAGGTTCGAGTCGTCCGAGTCGGGCGAGCTCGCCAGATTCGCCACCGCACGCAGCACAGCGTGATAGCCCACCCCGAACATGGTCGGCATGACGTTCAGGTTCGGCCAGTTCACCCAGCGCGACCCGTCCTCCGTCTCCACCGGCACCGGCACCCCCATGTTGATGGTGTTGACGATCCCACCAGCCGGGTCGATGAGATCGAGATCGTAGCGGTCCAGCGCATCGTGGTCGGGGCTGACTTCGAAGCAGACACGGGTGGGGTTGACGACGTTGCCGGGGCCCGTCACGACGCACTCCGCGGGCATCTGGGCAAAGGCGGCGACCCCCAGGATCAGCACGGCCACCGCCGTCCACACCGACAGCCACCAGACCCGACGCACCTGTTCCATGACGCTCATGCTCCGCATCGTATCACCGCCGGCACCGCGACGAGTGCTCTCCGCACGGGTCCTACGCCTCCGCCGTGGGCAGGATCGTCCAGGCGAACGCGACCGTCGTCGACATGCCGTTGAGCAGGGCCGTGACGATGCACGTGAAGGGCTGCGGGTCCAGCGCCGAGCTCGAGCTCACCGGGCCTGAGATGAGCCCCTTGTTGTCGATGGACAGATCCCGTGGACAGCTGGTTCCCGAGAGCGTCGACCCCGGGCTGACGGTCAGTTGCAGGTTGACGAAGTCCCCGACCGTGCTGGTCTGTGGGCCTGGGTTCACGAGCACGGGCGGCGTGTCGGCGGGGAGCGTGCTCGGCGCCGGGGGGCCAGAGATCGAGTTGATGGGCGGGTAGACGTTGACGATCTGGTCGACGTTGACCACCGCGCCGCCCTCCAGCTTGATCGAGCTATCGGCGTTATCGTGCGAGTCCGGCCCAAGCGGCAGGTCGAACTGGCCCGTGTCGTCACATCCCGCCAGCAGCAGCGGCACCCAGAGCGCGATCAGCCAACGCCTCATGTCACATCCCTCCTTGACAAACCCCCGGACGAGTCGTAAACGCTTGCCTCAACCCCTCGCCTTGCGGCGGCGGCCGCGCAGCGGATCGGCGTCGACAGCAGCGGGTCCGCCTGCGGCCCGCCTTGTGGCCCGCGCCTCCTGAGACGGCGTCGGACATAATTCGAAATCGCGGTTTTTGGATTCCGTCCGGACATTAGGGGACGGCCCCCGTGCTGAAGATCTGCTCGAGCGCATAGAGCACGGCCCCGACCAAGCCGCCACCGCCCCCGACCATGGCCGCATCCCGGGTGAAGGCCGGCACGGGCGGGTCCTTGCGGGTCTCCAGGTAGCCCTTGATCCACGAGACCTTCTCCCCCACTTCGCCGAGCTTCGTCTGTTG